AACCTAACGGTTTATCACAACACTACTCATTTACAGGGTAGGGAATTACAAATAAGAACATCCAACGCAGAAGGTCAATTAGAGGAGTTTAAAAATTTATTTGAACGTTATATCAATATGACCAAATGGGAAGCAAGAAGAAGATATATTGAACACCACGGGGACATTGATGAGATTCAACCTGGTGCTCGTATTGATGCTTTAGTTAATAAAGGTATTGTATATAAGTCAACGGAAAAATGGCCTGAAGAACGTGGACATGACAATTTTGTTTATAAACTATATCCAACTGATGGTACAGTACCAGAAGATTTAAATAATAAAATACCAAAAATTATAGTACCTTTACAATTCAATGAAGACGGTACAGTTAATGGTGAACTAACCACAGAACTATTCATTGATAAATTAGTTAAGATAGAAAATAAATATTCACTTTAAATTAAATAATATGAACACACCAAGAATCCCAACAAAAGACGAGATAATTGTTCGTCAATCACAGTTACAACGAGCAATAGAGATATACACTCTATTGGGACAGAAACCATCAGTACAAGAGATATGTAGATTATCACAAATCCTATCGGAGTTTATCTTCACATGGGATGAAAAATCTGAATCAATGAAGAAGTTTGATAAACATATTACAGGTGAATTAAAAAAAGATTTAATTACAGACCTAACAAAAAAGAAATAATATGGAAGAACTAACAAAATATGTTGCAGACAACTACAATGGGTTATTTGAAATATACTCAACACAGATTGAGGAACATGAAATGACCTTTGAACAGTTTTGTATTACGATGTTTATCGCTCAACTTAAAAATAAATAAAATGGAAAAATTTACAGAAGACGAATTGGTTGTAGTCAACTACACATTAAAAACTTTATATTCAACTATACAACAAGAACTTGATAAAATACCTGATGGATATGAAGCTACTCAAGAAGTTACAACAATGAAAGTTATAGAAAATATACTTGAAAAAATAAATAAATAATTTGGTAATACAAATTCTTTTTCTTATATTTATAATACGATGGGGGTGGATGTATAGTTTTATTACTTATTGCCATTTGTATATTGATTATCCTTCCCCCATCTTTTAATATGTTTCTTATTGATGTTTGTTCATAACTCCCTCATCGTTTATTCGGTGGGGGTTTTTTATGTGGATAAAAATGTGGATAAGTTTCTTAAAAAAGATTTGGTGGATAAGTTATACCGACATATCTTTGTGTAACAAAACCAAAAAATATGTCACATACATTATCAATCCTACCTTATTTCATTATTACAGTAGTAGTATTATATAAATTAAATCGTTTGACTAAACTAAAATAAAAACTATCCCCTAAACATATAGATTAGGTTTTTCATAACTGTATCCTAATCTTACCCTGTCGTTCTCTACGATAGGGTTTTTTAGTTGATTTAAGACCCTCTATTCTCCCATTGGGAATAACATATACCCAACGCCTGTTCCTGTCCATATTCGTCTATAATTGACGATACACACCTACTGATGTATTTGTCCTGTTCCTCACCACTTTCGGGTGATGGAATTGGGAACCCTTCTTTAACTTTTTCCATTTTTTCTTTAGGGTGTCCTTTAGGTAATAAGTCATAATCAGTAGTGTACTTCGGATTTTCTGGTCTACCATTCTTTAATAGATATAGATAAGCATTGACACGAGCATAAGCCCATTGTTCTGCTGATTTAACTAAAGGTGAATGTGATGTATTGAAAGCCCCCAATCCACGTTGAAATACGGATTTAAGTTGTCCCAATGTTGCTCTACCATTCTTGGTATTACTTTCTTTTTCGTTAAACTCATCAACCTTATTCTGTAAAGTTTTTTCTTGTTCTGCAGATACTTTAGCACTTTTACCTGAAGCATCACCTTTAGCACTACCTTCACCTTGTGGGTTTTTGTTTGGTGTATCTGATTTTGGTGCCTTATCTGATTCTTTAATTCCACCTCTTGGTCCTACTTCAGCAAATTTTAATTTTACAATTTGTTCTAATGTCATTATATACTACCTTTTAATTTTTTGTTCTCTTGTTTTAAACTTTCTATTGTTTGTTCCAATCGTACAATATGTCCTGTTAATTCTTCAACCTTTCTTGATAAATCATCAATAATTATTTGATATACCTTTAAGGATTTTTCCATATTCTCCAATCGTCCACCCTCAATTTCATTTTTTGATTTACGGAAACCAGCAACATAACCAATGATGGTTGTTGCAATTGCCCCGATAATTTGATATATATATTCGTTCATCTTCTATTGTTTGCTTGTTCTTTTGGTGTTGACCATTTACAGTTAGTTGGACCGTAATTTCCGTCAACGTTTATTCTATCTATACTGTAAAATTTATCTGGTTTTAATCCCATATCTTTTACAAAATTATTAAACCCTTCTTCACCTAACCAAACATCTTCAAACTTTATTCCACGACCACCATATAAATGATAATCACTTCTTTTTTCGTTATAACATCTACGTTTCATTCCACTATAAGTTGACCATAATGGATGATAATAATTACCATGTTTGGTAAATCTTTTTACTCCACGTTCTGTTGCAACCTCAATGTTATAACAACCACAAGATTTTATTCTACCACTTTTTAAATGTTGTAATAAAACCTCTTTTTCTTTTCCACATTCACAATCACATAAAAAATTTCTGTGTTTCCTACCTGATGGTGTAATGTGTCTTTCTAATTCATATTTAATAGTTAATCTACTAAATTTTGTTCCTGTTTCAATTTTTTCACTTTTAATTCTCATATATCTTTTTTATAAAGATACGAAAATTATTTGACATTACCAACACTCTTAATAACCACAATCGGTACACGGAGGGTCGTAATGTGCTCTATCACTATACACATCCAAATTTCTCATTGATTGAGCCAATGAATATCCATAACGAGACGTATGGTTTAAAAATATTGGTGAGTTGTATTTATCCGATTTATCAGGCAACATTCCATCTCTTGTATTTTGTGATAAGTACGCAGGAAATATTCCTTGACCATATCCAATGATAAGATAGTCTTGCAACCTCATCATGTAAAAGTCAGAACGTTGTTTTTGAATTGTACGAAGATATTTCATTGTTTCAATATCAACACCATCTCTACCACCATCAACAGCACCAGCTTTAACAAGACCAACATTCATTGTTCTATAATGTAGGTGTGGAATCATTTCGTAATAACTTACTTGTATAAGGTATGGACTAATATAATCATTCACCAATGTTAATTCATCATTTGTAAAAGTATTACCTGTTGAACTTACTTTAGATAATAGTTGGTTATAAAATAAAGTTCCTAATAATGGTTGTAATTGAATGTCCATTGATATGCCTATCTCCGCACGAATTACATCCATATCAACATTCTTATTCACATTTGTGAACGCCTTTAATTTATTTTCACTTACGAGTAAAACGTTTGCCATATTATATTTGTGTTGGGGTTTCTGGTTTATCTACAACTAAAGGTGCTTCATTCACATCACCTGTTTCATATATAGACATTGGTTTAATTTCAAAAGTTGTTGGTACACCAAATTTCATTGTAACTAATTTATCAAATACACCTAATAATTGTTTTTGATATGGTTGTATAACTGATTTACGGATGAAAGTAATATGTGTATCAATCTCATCTTTTGAACCTAATTTGTTTGCTGTACTAATACCAAATAATTCACCACTTGATATACGGTGACCTGATAAGATTGTTCTTATAATATCATCATAAATTTGTGAATAGTATTGGTCATTACCTGATGTTGCAATTTGTGTAATTTCAGGACTTAACTCCTTACTTTCGTTAAATGATATGATTGGTCTACCAGCGTTATTAACACTTGTAAATTGACTCTCTAACGCTCTTGTTACTAAACGTTGTTCTTCAGGACCTGGTAGTCCGTTATTCATGTTTATCCATAATGAAGGCATCATACCATTCATTAAATTATTTGAGTGAAATTCTTTTATCTGTACGTCAATATTAATTGCAGCTAAAGCACCTGAATAATCAGGATGTGGGTAATATGATTGTGATGGACTATATTGTTTGTAATAATAGATTTGAGATGGTCTTCCATCTTCTTGACTAAACGCATCATATTCTGTAACAGGGAACTTCTTAATGTTCGTCCAATCAGCAGAATAATAATATCTTTCAATCTTATCCGTTTCAGGATTAATCTTACCACTTCTTAATCTACTAAAATCAATGTGGTATATTTCAGCAATTGTTTTTCTATCTCTACTCCAAATAACATTTAAAGCAAACCCACCAAATAGAACCAAATCTAACGCACATTTCTCAAACACTTCATCCATTCTTTCCTTATCGTTAATAAGATAAATTGTAGCCATTGGATTGTTTAATGAAACAATACCATCACCCATTATCTGTTCTTTTTTTGATGTTACAATTGCTTTATGAATTGCACAGTTATTATATCTACTGATTAGGTATTGAGGCATGATATTACCTTCACCATATAATACATAATCTAATCTGTTTAAAACTTCAGAAAAGATTGGTAGTAATGGTTGTTGTGTAAATTGTGCTCTACTTAATTGGTATTTTTGTTTTTCTTCACTCATAATTATTCTTGTATATAAATGTAATTGGAATTATCCTCGTCAGGTGAAATGTATTGTGTAAATGTATTTCCTTGTTCTGTAGTACCTAATAAACGAGCCATACCCGTATATACTAATGTAGTACCATTACCAAATATATCTAATTGGTATTGTCCCTCGTAGTTTAAATCATTAACAGATAAATCCAATACAATCTCACAATACCTAATATTTTCAGCAAACTCCAATGGGTCTGCTGTATCTATAGTATAAGATTTAACCTCTTGTGATAAGATGTTTAAAAAAGTAAGTGTATATCCCGAAAAGTCGGTTCTTGAGTTATTGTTGATGTTTAACACCAATTCATTAACTTGACCCTTATTTAATAATATCATATATAACTAAATATAAAAAAAATCAAATTGGAAA